TGATTCTTCTCCAGATGTCAACTCTTCTGTGAGCTTCATTAGGGTTAAGTATTTAGAGATCGAATCATCATCAAATCTATCTACATCTAAATGTAATACCTGTTCCTTAACTTTCTCTATTTGATTCGACAGTACGTTATTTTCACATATTACAGCGAATTCGCTTAAAGACTTTGACGTATCTCCCTTAATCTTTTGTAAATGATTCTTAAATTCGACATCATTTTCTTTAGAGAAAACGTACTCCCTTAATAAGGTTACTTGATTGGGGGAAAATGAATCGCCAAATTTTTCTTCAATCTTCTTATGCATTATTTCTAAAACTAAATGATTTACAGAGGGAGTCTTTAGCTCTTCAATATGAATATTGCTTTTCTCTTTCAAAAGATGTGCATGTAATTCACCCTCAAAACGAGAAGTGACGACAAGGTCCGGGGTGGGAATACGCCATTGTGACAAAAGAGTTTGCACTGTTGCAAACTCCTTGTAGTTGGGTACTCGTCTATTGTAAAAGTCTCCCTCGCCTAAAGTGTAATTGATATCTTTAATCAATGCAGACTTTTGCTGGGTTAGAATTTTTATGTCTAAATTTCTTGCCGCTTGTTTGGCTTCTGAAATGATTGAGCCAGCAAGGGTAGGAGATGGAACTTCGGTGACTATCATAGCCCTAAACAATCTAAACTCTCGAAATAACTCGGTTCCAGGACTAAAGTGGCGCTGGAGAATATCGATTGCTTTCTTGGCTCTTCTTACTTTTCCCTCAACTAGTGCCTCAGAAATATACTGAGATAGTTGCGCAAAGATCAGGCCGATGTTTCTTTTTTTATTATGTTTAACTTTCATCTATTTCTCCGGCATCGTATTCATCGAGGTTGAAATTGTCTTCCTCACTTAAACCCGCTTCGCTAAGAAGCACTCCGCCATCAGGAGCGAGGATTGAAGATAATGATCTAAATGTTCCCCTTAGTTCTGGTGTGATTACCGGCTTAACACCGACATTCCTTTTATAAGTATTCCGGTCTTCCCATTCTGTACTCTCTAACGTTGTACGAAGGTAATCATCTCCGAAAGGTTTTCTCATAGAGTCTTGTGGGCGCGTATGAGTAACCATTGTGCGAAAGTCAGGCATATGAGTTTTAAGTGGACCACGAGAAGATTTTTTCCCCTGATTTCTAACTGCCGACTGTGCTTTTAGTGGAGCATCTGGATCATTAATAGACAGTTGAGAAATATCAATAATATCATCATCGTCATCGTCATCGGGATCGTCTTTTATTCTATCACCCGTTGCTGGAAGCGCTGTCAATAATTGACCTTCTTCAGGTATATCAGCTGAGAACAATCCGCCGGCGCCTTCTTCACCCCCGGCTTCACCACCTTCGCCGCCCTCTTCTGCTCCGGCGCCTTCCACTTCAGCATCTTCTATCTTATCCTTCATCTTCCCTTCGTGGATTTCTTCAATCTGCTTATCAGTTAATCCAAGAACCTGCTTTTGAACCCACCGGCGATCTAACATCCCTTCAGGTACCTTACCTGCAATATCGAAGCGTTGAGATAATAATTCTAATTTCTGCATCTGAGCGATTGATGACGGATTAGAAAGTTTAAGCTCGAAATCTATTAAGTCTTCTGCATCATATCCATGAACATATAGATGGATCATTGCGATTTTGTTAAGTTCGGCTATAACTGTCTTTTGAATTCGTTGAATTGTGCGACTAAAGCGAATATCTTCCTGTGCTAAAGTGGCTTTAGCACCGACATCTTCATCATATCCCAGATATGCTCTGGGAATCTTTAGAGCTGCAAATAACTTCTTTTGAATATACTCAACATCTTCTATCGCAGCAGTATTTTGTCCACCTGCCAAAGTATCAATCTTTGTTCCCGAGTCGCCTCCACGAACCGGGATAAAATAGTCTTCATCTACAGATAGTGGGTTGTATCGGAGGTCCACTTTTCCAGATGTTTTATCTACGACTGTTGATCTCTTAAGAGTACTTGTCGCTTGCTCAAGATAGTCGTTAACATCTTCAGGAGCTACGTTCCCCACATCAATATAAAATACTCTTCGCTCAGGTGCCCTTATAACACGATAAACCAGCATTGCATCTTCAATAAGAATCAACTGGCGCCAGATACGTCTTGCCGATTCCAAGACAGATGATCCGTATGGAAGGAACGCATCATTTCCCAAAAGGCGGAAATGTGCTATCTGCCAATTTTCTAATACTGTGTTTCCTTGTGTTAACCAGCGAAAACGTACTGCTCCAGGATTTTCAGGATCGAAACCCTCTTCCCTCTCCATTTCGGCAATCGGAATAGGATAAGCATTTACGATACCGAATTTTGGATCAACGTCGTTAAACAGAAAGAAGTCACCGTATTTACAAAGATTACGAACCCACATAACAAGATTGAACTCAAGGTTAAGGGTATCATAAAAAAGCGTTTCTAATAACTCTTTCTTTAATTCGTCCTCACAAAAAATATGTAGCACCTTTCCGTGCTCATCTGCGCTAACTGTCTCTTCAGCATAAATGTCTAAAGCAGACGCGATCTCGGGTGTCGCTTCCATTTCTGAAAAATCAGAATATCTTGACATCCTATCAAATGAACCATAAGCACTAAGAGTGTTATTATATACGTCATTATGAGAGCGCTTGAACATCTCTGCAGCTGATGTCGAAAGGCCGGGTACATTTTGACGGACCCTCCTCTTTACGACTGGTCCTGAACGGAACAACTTCGTAAGTCTTTGAAATATATTTCCCTTATCTGCCATTTAATTCCTCACCGATCATTATAAAGATTAAAGCAACCACTTAAAATCCGCACTGCCAGATATTAGGGGGTGAGTGTCATCCATATGGACGGGCATCCCCCTTGCAGTAAATATACTTACCTGTTGATTAAAGGGAGACAGATCTCTTGCTGGTGGCTCATTTTTTTTATTCATGGCAAACCCAGCTAGCATTGCGGCGTTCATATCCACCTTCTTTATTCGACTATTTACTTTCGAATCATACAACCAAAGCCCAATAGCTAGAGACATCACCAAGTCATCATTCTTACCGCGTTGGGCTTGGGCTTTATTATTTGTCCATATGAACGTCTTCATCTCATCAACAAACCTTGAAGAATAGATAGCGACCTTATTATTACGAAGCACTTCTTCTAGTTTTGTAAGAATTTGTGCACGACTAACTCCTTGTGTCGAAAATCCAGCTTTTCCTATTGATCCGTTTCCATATAGAACATCAAATTTATCTTTCTCTTTCTTAAAATATATCTGCGTACACCCAAGCTCTTTCAGCTTCATAAGGACTGCATAGCCGTATGTATTACTCTCAGGGCATATCATGGCTTCAGCATATCTCTTTGAAGCCTCCATTAATAAAAAGGCCAATTGATCAGGAGGTACCCGTCCCTTAAACTCTGCAACTACCTCTGATATGGTCGTATCAATTACATGAAACGTTGAATAATCGCCACCATCACCTCTAGCAACATCAGCAGATATTACATACGAGTGTCCCTCAAGAGAGTATTTCCAGACCCATACGCCATTTTCAGGACCCCATTTTTCAAGAGGTTGGCGCACTTGCATTCTTAATTTATCAATATCTTCGGTTGATAAAAATGTATCTCCAGATGCCTGGAAATCACATAACAATTCTTGCGCGATTTGTTGACGGTTTAGGTTCTTACTTTCATTTTGAAACCATGCATCGTTTCTCTCTGGATGAACGTCCCAAGGGAGCTTTATGGCCTTGAATTCATTATCACCGCTTACAGCATTATGATATATGTCGTAATATTGACCGCCTGTGCCGTTGGGGGTGCTAACCACAATTGCTCTACCACCCGTTGATAGAGTAGGATACAATCCTTTCCATAGCTCATCGAAGTTGCGAATGAATGCTGCCTCATCGACTATCAATAAACTTAGCGCTTCTGATCGACCAGCGTCATCAGACGTTGGCACAGCCTTTATCGTCGAACCATTGGAAAATTCAATAGCTTGAGTATTCTTTGCAGTAATCTCAGTTATCCACATCCACTTTGGAATGCCTGAGAGAGCAATTTTTACTTTCTTAATAAAGTTTTGAGCAACTGCTAGCTTTGTAGCAATAACCAGCACTGTCTTATCTTTACGAAATAAAGTCATCCAAACAGCATAAGCAGCTGTTAGTGTTGACAACCCAAGCTGTCTAGACTTTACAACAACGCTATACCGATTCTCGTTGAAGTATTGTAAGCAATCATCCTGAAACGGAAAAGTATGGAAGGGAATCCTACCACGAATAGGGTGTTGAATTTGTACGTATCGATTAATAAAGTACGCGGGATCTTTCCCACACTTCACAATCTCTGCTACCTGCTTTTGTTTGTTCAGCGGTGGCATATGACCTCAGCTGACTTGGAGTCTCAATAAGCACCGATAATAAGCGATCTTTCTTGGAGAGTTTGAAGTAGCCTGGATTAAGTCAACCGTATCATCTCTGGAAATCTCTTTTAGCGTCAGAGCCTTCCCTACAGAATCCTTAAAATCATCCTTCACTTTCTTTAGAACATCTTTAAAGATGTCATTTGAAATCTCACGTTCTCTAACCACTTGTGGATTTAGAGATCTTTCACCATCAAAGTGGACAATAGATTGTGTCTGGAGATCTAATCTATCTCCCTCTAGATGATGCGTCACTTTAATAGACGATGGGTTAGTACTTGACTTACCCCACGTCGTGTTTAGGCACTCA